GGGGGGGGTAACATTACGACACATATTTTCACCTCGTTATGTTCTTTTTTGCGTGTGGCCGGGGCGTTCCCGGCTGGCGCAAAATCTCCACTTCAATGATAGCGCAAAACGCGAATAAAAGCAACAAAACGAGAAAAGAAAATCCCCGGCGGGATGCCCGCAGGGGATGGAAGAAATTCGTGTTCAATTCGTGGGAATCGTGAACGTAATGACCGGGATTCGTTCGGTGACGGTGAATGTGTAAGTGCCGGGACTGGTTTCGTGGCCGGAAACATCGACGTTCTCCGGCGCAAGGTGATGAACGGTGCAGAGCCGCATTTTTGCATCCGCTTCCAGTACCTTTAACCGTTCGGGGGAAGTCGTGCTTTCCTGCTTGAAGTATTCTTTAGTCATTTCTTCCTGCATCTGGTTCAAGAGCTGGCGGACAAATTCGTTGGTTTCGCTGGTCATGTTTCGTTGTCCTCTTTCGGTTCGTTCTTCTTGAAGATGATCTTCGGAACGGTGGACAGCTCACCCTGCTGTTTCATGTATTCGCTGATCTCGTTCGGCAGACCGACCGGAAAACCGTTTTCATCCAGCGGGCCGTCATAGCCGGAAAAATCTACCACATGAACCGTGGGCGGCTGGCGGAGCGTCTTGTAATACTGGCCGTCGCTGTAATTTACATCGGTTACATGATCCCACCACGCAATGTCGCCGTGTTCGTTCTGGGCGGCTTCCATAGCTGCGCGGGCTTGCTCTTCGGTGAAGCCGTCAAAGGTCAGGCGGGAATCGTCGGCAAATTCGGCGACAACACGCCAAGGCGCGAAAAACTGGGCTTCGTTCACAAAAAAGACCTCCTTTTTACGCATTTTGTAAAGCATAGTTCAATCTCTGGCACGAAAAATAGAAAATTCGTTGATGAAAGTATAACACAAAAAGCCCCGGCGGGGAACCGGGAGCGGAAATTCAGCGGGCCGGTCGCCGCTGAAAAGTAAAGCCTGGGTTTCGTTCGGTCATTTGCGCAACAACCTTGTCCGCCTGATCTTTCGTGAACCGGGGCGCAAAAACCTTGTTCATGCCGCGCCTACCGCCCCACGGGTCGCAGAGGGTGAAATGCTGGTCTCCGGGGCCTTTGCAGTAGATGAAGTAGTAAATCGTGCTGGCCGCGGGCATATCGGGGTATCTGCGGGGCGCGGAACGTGCGGCGACATCGACAGAGAACGCGGACAGCATCGCGCACCCGAAAAGGTGGGTGCAGCAGTTCGTTTTGCGGTCGAAAATCGCGGCTCCGTCCAGATCGCGCCCGTCTGCCGCATACTCCTTGACAAGATAGGCAATTCGTGTACGGGCTTCGGCGATGGTGCGGAAACTCATATCTTCATCGGTGAAATCGGCGGAAGCGCAGGTGATAACCTGATACCGGTGGTTCGGATCGTATTCACGCATGGTTTGTATCTCCTTTTCGTTTCGTGGTAGCCTTGCGGCTGGGGCTGGGCTGCTTTACGGTGCAACCCGGCTAGAGTATCCGTTTTATGCGTTGAGCTGTAAAAGCGTGGCTTTCGTGGGGATCAGATGCCGTGCAAGGGTGTCTGTGTAACTCGCTTCGCCCTCGTAGCTGTCCACGATCTTCTGCTCTGCCTTGCTCATGTCGTGATAGGCTTTCTTGCCGTAGGACGGCGGCAACCATCCTTTCTTCTGGCCGGCGAACAGGTTAAATGACTTCAAAATGTCGTCATTTGAAAACTCAATGTGGCAAGTGCCTTTTTTGTAAAACGTGGCGGTGAAGTAGTGAAATTGCACTTTCTGGCTCTGTCCGGCTTCCCCGGCAGCTTTCAGCGTGGCCCGGAGATCATCACCGTTGTACTTCTTGCCGTTCGTGTCCAGATAGTGCAAGGTGCGTTCAATTCGTGACAGGCAGCTTTCCGCGTTCCAACTGGGTTCAAACCGCCCAGACCATTCACTGAACGCTTGACACCGGAAGATCACTTTCTTGCCGACTTTGTACGCTTCGTTCGTACACCAGCCGTTGTAGTAGTGGACATTCTTCGAGTATTCGGAATTGTAGTGCAGATTCGTCCAGTCATCGAACAGTTCCACGATCTCGCTTTCGATGCCCTGCACGATGTTGGCGGACATTTCTTCCCGGATCGTGAGGATGTTGTAAGGGCTGAAATCGTAGTCAACCAGTTCGGAAACGCGGTTGTGATATTCGTCTTGCATCGCTCTGGTTAAGTTGTCCCGGATTTGGGGCAGGTCAAAGAGCTTTTGCCAGTACAAGCCGCGCAAGCTGCGGATCGCTTCGTTATAGCTCTTGTTGAAGTTCAGCACTTCGGTTTCCTTGTCGTCTGCGGTAGCAGCAGAAAACAGGCTCTTGATTCCGTTGTACTCTTCGTAGATACGGCGGATGCCCTCGGCGGCTGCGTTGTACCGTTCCACCGCGGCGGCGATGGGATCAGCAGACACCAGCGCGGCAAGCTGCGGATCAGCTTTCATGTGGTCGGTCATTTCGTTGTTGAGTTCCAACCGGATTTTGCTTACTGGCTCCTTGTCGGGAATGTCAACGGAGATCAACGCCACTTCAACGCGGGCGGCGCGGCGGGCGTTCTTGAAAGCGTCCGGGATGTATTTGATCTGGGCGTTGAGTTCGTTTAGCTTCTGCGCCAGCTCTTTCCGCTCGTTCGTGTAGGGATTGCGGATCGTTTCGGCGTTGAGCAGACAGCGGATTTTGCCACCGTCTTTCATGATCTCTAAAGCCTTGAGCAAGTGAGCAGCACCGGCGGAAAAAGGCGGGTTCATGATGATCGCCGCGTATTTCTTCGCGGGGCGGAACGTCAAGAAGTCGTCATGCACCACGCGGAAACCGTCTTTCTTCAATTTGGCGCGGAAGTCGCTGGAAAGTTCGATGCAATCCAAATCAAACTCTTTTGCCTTGCTTTCGTCGTAACGGTCAATCTTTCCAGTTTTGGGATCGTGCCGAATCTCTGCAACGGCGTGAATCTGGCGGGCCAGTGCACCGTCACCGGCAGAGGGTTCAAGGATGGGCTGCGGTAGGTGCTTCCAGCCGTATTTCGTGCTTTGCAGACTGTAAGCCATTTCCCACGCGAGATTGTCCGGGGTAGGGTAAAAGTCCCGGCTATCGTTCGGGGTCGTCATGGTTTGTTCTCCTTTTCGTGTTGGATTCACCCCGGCGGGGTGTGGGATCGGGTCGCTTTACGGTGCGGCCCGTCAAGGTATCCGTTTCACTGCTGGGCTAAAATCGTGCTCAACCATGTGGAAGAATCGGCGCAATCAACCATCTTCACAAAGTAGCGGCCCGTTACAAGCTGGAACGCATATTGCGTGGTGTAAGTGCCGCTGTACATTTCACGGCTACAAAACTCTTCGACGTTGTTCCGGGTGTGCCAGTTGCGCGGCGGCAGTACGTTCAGCGCGTTCTCATAGTCCTGTTTCGTGATCTCGACCATTTCCGGGGTGAGCAGCTTTTCCCGCTCAAAGTCCAGCCATTCGCCGTAGGTCATGACGGCATAAGAGCGGGCCTTTTCTTGCGCAAGGCGGCTTTCCCAATATCCCCGGTCGCTTTCGTAGTCGCCGGACTCGATGATCTGGGTGATCCGCTGGATGCTTTCGGCGGTGCTCTTCCGGGCGGCGTTCAACACCTCTTCGGCGGTGCGGGGCGTGGGCCAGCCGGACACGGTGAAAGCGTAGATCTGGACGTTGGGAACATCCACAACAACAAGTTCGTTCTTCTCTTCGTTGGCGGTCATGGTATAATCTCCTTTTCGTTTTCGTGATTCACCCCGGCGGGGTGTGGGGCTGGGCTGCTTTGTGCGGTGCAACCCGGCTAGAGTGTCCGCGCTGGAATCATGCCAGCACACCGGCGGCGATGCTTGCAAAGTCGAGCTGTTGGACGCTGGGAACCATTTCGGGGGCGTTGTGCTTGTGGTTGAGTTCATCGAGAGCCATCACAAACGCGGCGGCTTCGCGGTCGCTGCTGATAAAGTCGCAACGGTAATTCGTGAATTGCTGGACAATGGCCGAAAATTCGGGGTCGTTCTTGCTCTTCTGGTCAAACGTCTTGACGGCTTCCCGGTATTCCTTGCTGTCGTTGTCGTCGTGGGTGCGGTAAAAGTTGGAATACCACTTTTCAAAAACCGGCTCTAATTCTTCCATGCTCACGGTGACGGCGGGAGCTTCGTCTGCTGCTTTTTCGGCAGCTTTCCGGGTGGCGGTCGCCTTGCGCCATGCTTCCAGCGTGGCAGCTTGTCCGGCGCGGTCGGTTTCGGGAACGGCCATAAATTCGTGCATTGCCTTGCGTTCTGCCTTTTTGAGTTCGGCAACGTCGGCGGCGGGCTTCTTCGTGGTGCGGGGCTTCTTCGGGGCCGGTTTCGTGGGAAGCGGTTCAACGTGAACCAGTTCGGGAAGTTCGTGGTGCTCTTCAACGACGACCGGCGCGGGGCGGGCAACTTCGGCGGCAGCTTTTGCGGCGGCTTCCTTTGCGGCCTTGCGTTCGGCGGCAAGCTGCTTGTTGTAAGCGATGATCTCCGCCGTGGACTTGAACCGGGCTTGCGGCGCGGGGCGGCTGCTTTCAACTTGTAAGCAACTGAAAAGATGGGACTTCGTAGGGTAGTAATGCGGATCGGGTGCGGCTTCCTTGCCCTCTGCCGCGGCCTTTTCGCGCTGCTCTTTGCTGGGCTTCGTGGTGTACTTCCACAAATAGCACTCAGTCAACGCCTTTTCGCCTTTCTTGACGCTCTTGCCCTCTTTCTTCCAATAGTCGAACGTGTGCAACTCGTCCGCTGCAAACATGATCTCAATGTCCGCGGCGGTGGCGGGCTTTTCGTTGCCGTCCTTGTCAACGATCTTGCAAGACGCAGCAACGGCGGCGATCTCTTCCGGGGTGTGGTGCGCGGTGGCGATCTGGTGCAGCGTGGCCGGGTCAAGACGTTCGGCGGCGGCGCGGATGATCTGTTTATTCGTCATGGTAAATACTTCCTTTCGTGTTTCGTTTTGTGGATCGTCCCGGCGGTGCGCCGGGGGAATGGGATCGGGTCGCTTTTCGTGGTGCGGCCCGTCAAGGTATCCGGGTCAATGGTGCTTCTTCATCCGTTCGACTGTTGCAAGTGCTTCACGGCGGGTGTCGCAATGACAACTTTCGTAAACGATGAAAGCGGGCAGCGTTACGCCGGGGCAGTTGGTCGGGTTTGATTCGCCGCCTTTGTGCGCACATCCGGCGGTAACTGTAAAACCGCCGTGGCTGGATGGTGTAATTTTGTAGTCCATGCGGTGATCTCCTTTCAATCTTCGGTTTCGTCGCAATCGTGGCAATACAGCGCGTCAATAACCTTGTCGTCGCTGAAATCGTCCGGGGTTCCGTTGGCATCGACCACAAGATCGATCCGGTCAAAAATCCGCAAATCGGTTTCACCGTCCACCAGAAAATACCAGTCGTCGCCGTCCAGCGCGTCACTGCACCAGACTTCAATCTGGTTTTCGTTGGTGGCGGTCATGCCTTGCACAATGGCCGGGGCGATGTACCGCCCCAAAGGGCCGACTTTGTAGGGACAGGCGGCAGCGGTGCGGGGTGCGCTGGACAGCAGCGCGGCGGCAAGTGCGGCGGCGGTCAAAACTCGTTTCATGGTTGCTTCTCCTTTTCGTTTTCGTGGTGTGGCTTTTCGTGCTTTTCCCCGGCTATTGTCGGGGCGTGGGATCGGGTCGCTTTTGCGGTGCGGCCCGTCAAGGTATCCGG